TTATGGAGCTCAAAGAAGATGATTTCTACCAGCGCCTAGAAAACATCAAGGCTAAAGTAATACATGACGCACGAAATTATCCCGATGCACTTGTTATGTACTGGAATGGTACCGGACTTCTAAAAATCACTTTCAAGGATGCCTTGAATCTGGTTGATTGTTATTGCTCAGACTTAGAAATAAGTTATGAAGAGCAAAAGCTAGCCGACTTGACAAGTTCGGTTAACGGTTTTATAGAAGAGGTATTGAATGATTAAATCATACTATATGTTAACCGTTTCTTACAGAACTGGATCAGGTGGCAATAATTACATGAGTGTTTACGATAACTACTTAAACAAAAATGTTAGGTTCTACCCGGATGCTATGGAGTACTATGAACAGTATGAAAATTACTGTTTGTCTCAAGGTTATTCAGTGATAGGTAAGGGACACAACAAAAACCAGTCGTTTGTCCTGTTTGACATGTGATCATCAGTAATTTGACAGATTTTAGAATCTGTCAAATTACTTTATTCTGACATTTTTTGAAAAATGTCAATTTACAATATTTTACTGTTTTTTGAAAAATAAATGAACATTTTTCACACAAGAGTTATATATTGTGATATAATAAAATTACAGTTAAATAAAAGGTAGTTGTCTATCAGAAATGATAAATCAAAACGACTACTTTAAGGAAAACAGAATGAACAAAGCAGAATTAGCAGTACAGAAGTCAGAAACTGCCAGAGAAAACAAAATTATCCGTGACGCTCAAAAAGCACTTTGTAAGAGCTATTTAACCGCTGAAAAAGAGAACATGACCCCTGACGTTTTTGAAGCTTTCAAAGCTTTGACAGGTGCCTTTAAAGAAGGTAGATTGCAAAGACCGGGCGTTAATGATGCTCTTAGATCTTTGTTCCTTGATCGTGGCATTGCTGGTGAAGTTACCAGTATTGAGATTTTTGAATTGTTTGAGTTCGGAGCGCCAGAAATGGCAAAAAGAATCAGACAACTGATTAACTCAGACAAGCCAGTGTGGATCAGCTACGAAAATAAGGTTTACACTCTTAAGGGTATAGATACTCAGCCCGAAGACTGGACCGGATATGTTCATATCCGGTCTGAAACACTCTAGTAGTTTAGCCGGTAAGTTTTGAGCTTACCGGCTTATTTTTCTTATAGTATTATTACATCATGTAATAGTACTATTAGGGAGAGAGAGAGAGACAGACAGACAGACAGACAGACAGACAGACAGACAGACAGACAGACAGAAGCTATTAAAACTAGTACATATATTCAACTAAACATATATAACAAAAAGTAGATATTCAATTGCACTATGGTTACGAAGTAAACAACATATTGTCTAAAGTACGTATACACTTTTAGGCTTGCCTAACAAAGTTATAAAAAGTATTCTTATGTTCTAGACCTATAGGGGGTCTAACGTAGGTACACACTGTATTCAGGTGTTACAAAATAAATGCTTATAGAGAAAGAAATTAGAGTGTTAAAAATACACGTAACAAATAAACAGTTGAAAACGCACTTTTCAAAAGTCCACACTTTTGCCTCGATACTTTTTCCACCTGTTTCAGTGTAACACGTGTAACAGGTCAAATAACTCTATATACAGAAACAAATTAAAAGAACACACTTTGTAACATCTAGCTTTATACAGATGTTACAAAAGTTACAAACTGTTAATGCGGATTAACTTCTGTCACGTAATAAATGTCAAGTGAAATTATACATTCTAACATTTAAGCCTTTAGCCAGTAAGCTAAGCAACAGATAAAGACACATTTTATTTTTCAGATATATGAAAATAAATGAAAATAAATGAAAATAAATGAAAATTAATGTTGCAAGCTAGCTATTATGTGATATAATAATATAGTCAAGAGAGACAGTCAGCCAGCCAGCGAGACGGACAGCAGTCAATGATTTAAAGAGTCATATTGTCTGCCAGAGCAAGCGGCACAGAAAAAGTGTATAGACAGTCATTGACAAACAAAGCGCCTCACAGGGCAAGGAAAAAGAAATGGATAAGACAGTAACCATAGAAAATAAGAAGTATTATACAGTTAAACAGTTTAGTGAGATAACAGGAGTTAAACAACCAGCACTAAGACGCTTAGTGCACGTCGGAAACAAAACTGGTAAGCTTAAAAGCTTATTGTTAGGCCGAAACGTATACATACCAGTGAACGAATTAACAGAATATACCTTCTGTGTAGTAGGTAACACCACTAGAGCGTATCGTTTTGACAAAAATGGGGTGAAATATTACACTACAACAAGCTAGTAGCTTAAAATATTCACTTTTGAAAACAGGAAAAGTGAATAACTCTATAAATTGATTGACGAATATTTGGACGTTTTTTTCATGAAAAATATAAAATATAGCAAAAGTCAAGCTTAAAAGTAAAAATCGTCAATCAATTTATAGAGTTATGTGTCCTTGAATAACTCTATAAATTGATTGACGGAGTGCAGTTAACTAACTTCGACTATAAATCGACCTAAAAAAGTTAGTGCACTATGTATAATAAGAAAGCACTATATGTAGTGTTAAGCATAAAAACTAGAAAATGAAGGAAATAAGGCATGAAAACGACAATTGACAATGAAATTAAAGACCTAAAAGCTTATTTTAGTGAAGAAAAAGAAGATGATGGGAAGCTACACAAACATTTTTGTTACGTAGCTATTGACTGTAAAATCAATTCATTAAAGCTTATATTCAAGAATAATGAGTACAAAGAGCTAGCAACAGAAGGGCTTATACACCTGACCACTGACAGCGCTTATGACTACTACATAAGCCATAGAAAAGAGACACCTAAAAAGGTTATTATCTTAGATAGCTTTAAAATGGTAAAAGTAGTACTTGATACTTACGGGTATTTTCTATGAGTAATATTGTCAAGGCAGATATTCAGATTTGTTACAATGTGTATGTAAACAATTTACATTCGTGTTTATGCGGTAGCAAAGAAAACTTTTCAAGTAACTTATTGGACAATGTGACATGTGACAAGTGCTTAAAGCTATTGGGAGATCAGCACAGGTGTGTAACATGTGTACACGGTTGGCGGGGTATAGGAGCTGAACCGTGTAAGAATTGTGATCCGGTGAGTGTTACTGAGTACAGTAAGTGGGAGGGGGTATGATTGTAGAGATTAAGAGAAGTTGTAAGACTTGCAGATATAACATAGACAAGAGAAAGTGTTTAAATTGTAAAGAGCATAGTCAGTATGAAAGTATATCCTGTATTCAGATGAAGAACAGTGTTGTGCACTACAGGGTAAGTAACAAAGAGTTGATCTGTGGCAGAAGAGCAACTGGATTAAGTTGTACAATGAGCAAGCAACAAGTAACCTGTAAGAATTGTTTAATGAAGTTAGACAATTGCATAGGAGATAGAAAATGAATAGAGAATTAGAATTGACAGCTGAGTTTTGTAATAGTTCAGTTAAGTATTATCTGGAACAAGAATTAACCAACTTGTTTGTAAAGACTGGTGTAAGCTTTAGGAATGATAATCCTTTTATTAGCTTCAAATACAACAATGATGAAATAGATTCTTGCGATTTTAATATGTTTAAGGGACTAGAAGAGTTAATGATAAAAATAGAGAAGTTTCAAGAAGAATATCACATGAATAACATACTTAGTTTATGCGATAGTGTAGGTTAAGCAAACAAGTCAAAGATATAGGAGATATTAAGATGAGTAAGAGTAACATGGAAGTAGTAGGAAACAGATGTTATAGTTACGGTGTTTGTGTAGCAATGAACAAATTAACAGAGCATGGTAGTTACATAGTACTAGATAAAAAGTACTACAATTATAGTGTTACTACTAATAAGCACATAACAAAGTTTACTGGTATTGACAGCAAAGAGAGAAAGAAACTAATAGCAGAAGGCACAATAACTTTAGAGAATCTTAACTAATTATCAGTTTAGGCGGTAGCTTTAAGAGTTACTGCTCAAGCTTATAGGAAGCTAAACAATAATATTTTAGGAGATAAGAAAATGAGTAAAGTAGTACACTTTCTGGAAGACAATGACAGAACAACTTGCGGCTTACGGTATAAAGAACAAGGTGGTGCATGGCACGTGACACAGAGAATGGATAGAGTAACATGTAAGAACTGTAAGAGAGCAGACAGATGTTTTGTCTGTAAACATAGTGGTCAAAGCGGTAACGATCATCCTTGCAATGCATGTCAGAACTATAGTATGTTTGAGGAAACCAATGAAAGTAATTGACAGTGTGAATAACGCTTATTCAACTTTTGCAGAGGATATAACAAGGAGCAAGTAACATGCCAGAGACAATCAAAGATATACTGATACGTAGAGACGGAATGACAGAACAAGAGGCACTGGAACTTATAGGACAAGCGGAGACAGCACTTGAAGAGTATTTGTTACAAGAAGATCTTGACGGAGCTGAGTGTATTTGTCAAGAGTACTTTGGACTAGAAGCTGACTACTTAGAAGAGTTATTGTAGGTTTAGGCGGTAGCTTCAAGAGCTACTGCTCAAGCTTATAGAGAGCTAAACAAGATAATAGGAGATAGAAAGTGAAAGATGTAACAATTAAGGTTTACCAGTTTAATGAGCTAAACAAAGAAGCTCAGGATAAAGTAGTAAGTGACTATGAAAGATACTTAGACTTTGAATCAGATGTAGTCACAGATGATTTTATAGTTGACATCGAAAAAAGAACAGGCATACATATTACAAGAACCTACTATGATTTAAGTTGTAGTCAGGGAAGCGGTTCAAACTTTGCGTTTACAGTCCCCGAGCAAAATGTATTAAAGTTTGCTGAGTTCTTTGCTAACTTTGATATCATAGATTTACTAGAAGATGCTGATCTATACATTCAGACAATAAGTAATAGCTACGCTTCACGTTATTGCCATGCTTATGTAAGAGATATTGACATAGCAGTAGAGAACTACGATCTTACAGATGATACTAATAAGTTTGAAGAAATGGTAGACAAGTTCAGAGAGCAGATAACTGATTGGTATAGACTGCAATGTACTATACTACATACTGAGCTTAGAAGGTATTATGCTGACTGTATAAGTAGAGAGAGCGTAGCAGAGAACTGTGAAGTTAATGACTACTGGTTTTATGAAGATGGGAGTATATGTAGTGCATAAACAATGTCACTTGCCCCATATAGACAGAGACAGAGACAGAGACAGAGACAGAGAGTTAAAACTATAGCTTGTTCAATGAGGTACTAAAATGATGGAACCGAGAAAAGATAAAGTAGCACTTGCAGATAAGTACGATTTCAATTTTGAGTTTAATGATGATGAAGAGTCAGTGACAATAGTCCTTATAGATACAGAGCGTAACACGAGTCAAGTAAAATGTATCACTATGGACAGATTAGTAAGATCTGTGTTTGACTTTGAGATAGCTACTGGAAGAGTAAAAACTAAGAAGACTTACAAGTTAGCACCTACGTTAGTTAAGAAACACTTCACTGAAGATGGTGAAACTTCTATTTGTAACATGACTAATGACAATGCTGATAACATGCTAACTAACGACAAGCACAAAGTAGACTGCATAAGGTGTTTGCAACACTTAGGTTACGTAGATGGCTTACCGCCTTCGTTAAGAGCACTAAGAAAAACACACTACAATGGAGTTAATTGTAGATACAGTAGAGATCATACAGTGTTTAAGACAGATATAACAAAAGAAGTAACCTGTGAACTATGCCTTAATATGATGGATGAACAGGGGATAAGAAGAGAATAGGAGATAGAAAATGAGAGTAAACGGATACAAAATAGAGTCAGGAGCTGATCTTACAGGAGTTAATCTTAGAGGTGCCGAGCTTACAGGAGTTAAGCTTAAAGGAGCTGATCTTAGAGAAGCTGATCTTAGAAAAGCTGATCTTACAGTAGCTAAGCTTAAAGGAGCTGATCTTAGAAAAGCTGATCTTAGATATGCTAATCTTAGAAGTGCCGATCTTAGAAAAGCTGATCTTACAGGAGCTGATCTTACAGGAGCTAAGCTTAAAGAAGCTGATCTTAGAGGTACTAATCTTACAGGTGTTAAACTCAAAGAAGCTGATCTTAGAGGTGCTAATCTTACAGGAGCTAAACTTAATGGAACTGATCTTAGAGGTGCTACTCTGGCTTGTTCAGTATTACCTTTATGGTGCGGCAGTCAGTTTATTGCAGATGCACATATTTGTAAACAGATTGTAGCACATGTTCTAAGAATAATGGAATTGTCTAATGAAGGCAGTAAAGAACTGTTGCAGTTAATGACTGAATACAAAACAGGTTGGCATAGAGAGAAAGAATTTTAGGAGATAGAGAATGAGCAAGCTAAGATTTACGCATTATATTACTGACAATAAAAAGACCTTATGTGGTTTACCTTTAAACAAAATAAAAATAACATTTCTTACAGAGCGCGTGACATGTGTTACATGTAAGAGAAGACTAGAATCTAAACAGTTACACTTTGACTTTGGTACTGTTAAACAAGACCAAAGAAACAATTTGTTTAAAGATATTTTAGAATTAAGAAAGGAATTAAAGAACATGAGCATACATTACTTAAAAAATGGACTAGAAACATTGTGCGGTACAAAGTTAAAAAGCTTTGTGTGTGCTACGACACTGAACAAGAGCCGTGTGAACTGTAACAAGTGTAGAGAGCTACTCAACAAGGAAGAGAGTAAGACTTGTGATAACTGTAGATATGGAGACCGTAAGCAGTGTCCAGTATGCCTTAAATGTTATAGTAATAACAAGTGGGAACTCAATGCCTGACTTTATAGGTGGTTGTATCGCACTGGTCATAGGGCTTGTAGTACTTAGTGGTATATTCTGGAAGTGTGTAAAGGAGATATTAAGATGAAAGGACTAGATAATTATATAGAGACTTACAGTTTAACAGAAGATGAAGAACTTATCTTAGATGATAGAGAGTATGAAGCTTATTGTACTTATCAGGATATACTTGAAGAAGAGCGTAAAGCTAGTGAAGCGGAGGACTTTTTAGATGACTGAACAAGAAGTAATTTTTAAACTTAAGGTAAGACTTAACTGTATTAACAGCTTAATACAATCAACTGTATTAAGCCCTAAAACAGAAAATTATTTTGCTATTATAGACCTATGTTCTAAGCTTCCAGAAGTCACTGAACCTAAGCATAATACGAATAGCTTTGAACAGTTATGCCGTGAGCTTCACTTGTTTTATGACTTTGACAAAGCTTCAGGAGATAGGGACTATACTGCTTTTAGTACCCAATCGGCCTATTTGATTTACAAACATGGCAGGGTATAGAAGAGAGTATTCTTGTGTTCATTACACAGATGAAGTTAAGAATACCATACAGTGCCTATGTGGCTATAAACAAAACTGTAGGCATTTAGGCTGGACTAGAAACTTAAATGAGGTAACTTGTTTATTTTGTTTAAAAGAACTTAAGAGCTTGTTCTTTTACTGTGAAAATTGTAAGAGATTTGAGGCTTTAGATAAGAGTCGTAAGTGTATTAAGTGCGGAAATAAAGTGTCGTAACGTAAGCCACTATAATGTAACTGGAAACATACGTAGCTAGCAATAGTGCGGTTACAGGTTCAAGCCCTGTTAGTGGTATAACAAATTTATTAGGAGTTAGAAAATGAACAAAGATGAAGCTACAGTAGAATTACTAGAGTCACGAGCTAAGCAACTAAGTCTTATGTGTCCAGTGTTTCGGAAAGAGTGTCTAGGAACTAAGTGCGCAAGCTATTACGAAGGACGTGTATGGGGAAGAGATGAAAAGTACCGCTATAGTAGTGCCGGTTGTACAAGCTCACTTATCACTGGAGTTATGGAGGTGGAGAATTGTTCATAATTTTATTCTTTGGTGGTGTAGCAATATTTGTAGGTGTATGTATATACATACACTATAGGAGTTAGAAGATGCCAGTGACAATTGACGTAGATGATACAGGTATAAGTGTCAAAATAAACAGCACTAAGTATACAGCTAAGGAATTGGAAGACTTAATAAACTATAGCCTTAACAATGATAAGACAGAATTAAGAGCTGATTTACTAGTAGCTATAGAAACTATAGAACGACTTAAGAAAAGGATTGAAGAACTGGAAGATGAAATAAGACAAATGGAAGGTGGTAGTTACTAATGAATTATTTTAAGGAGTTAAAATGACTAACAGAGAGAAAGCGCAAGCAGTCTTTGCAGAAGAGTTAAGTTGGATAACAGATCCAAGAGTAAAAGAGAGTGTATTAGAAGCTTTTGACAAAGTTTCTAAGGACTACTTCTTTACAGCTCCGGCAAGTACATCAGGCAAGTACCATCCTGCTGTAAATAACGGAAGACATGGGCTTATAAGACACACGAAGATGGTAGTATGGATAGCTAGAGACCTACTAGCTGCTTTTGACTTAAAACAAAACAATGAAGCAAGTAACGATGTAATAGCAGCTTCTCTGTTACATGACATCTTAAAGTTTGGTTATCATGCAGATGAGAATGGCAAAGGTAGTAGAGAAGAGTACAAGCATCATGGACAACTAGGTGCAATAGGAGTAGCTAGTTACGTGAACAGAGATATAGCTAATGCAGTAGCAGGGCACATGGGAGTGTGGTCATGTGAAGAGGTTAAAGCTTATAGGTTTACTTTACAAAGGAATGTTCTTAATGAAATAGTAATGCTTGCAGACTATATGTCATCAAGAAAGATAGATACAAAGACAGAGAAACTCTTAGCTGTAGACTACGGCAAGCTGATAGGAGAATAGTATGAAGTATGAGTTCAAAACAGAACCTTATGAACACCAACTTGAAGCTTTCAATCAACTCAAGGACTTACCATACTTTGCACTGTTCGCAGACATGGGCACTGGTAAAACTAAGATTACTCTTGATATAGTTGGCTACAGATATTGTAAAGGCTTACTAGACTGTATGTTAATCATAGCACCTAACAATGTACACAGTCAGTGGGTCTTAGAAGAGATACCGAAACATCTTAACGTAGAGCACAAGTGTTTTATTTGGAACAGTACAAAGGTTCATGGTCTTGTGTACGGTAACGCTCTTACAGAGTTCATAACTAAGAAGATGGATTGTCTTAAGATTCTTACAGTTAATGTAGAAGCTTTTCAGTCTGGAACAATAGAATCTTTTGTAGCTAATTTTGTTAAGACGTTTAATGTCAATCCTTTTATTGTAGTAGACGAAGCAACACGGATCAAGTCTCCAAAGGCTAAGAGAAGTAAGTTAATACATAAGCTTAATAAGTATGGACAGAGAGCCATACTCACAGGAACTCCTGTAACTAAGAGTCCATTCAGTTTGTGGTCAATGTTTGAGTTCTTAAAGCATGATTATTTTGAGATGAACAGTTTCAAGTTTGAGAACAGATACGGTATTTTAATGACTGGTGTTAATGAACGGTCTGGAATGAGATACAAAACTCTTATAGATGAGAAGACATGGAGCATTGTACTTAGTTCAATCAAGAAGTATAAAGCAGATAAAGAAGCTGAGTATGCACTAGAACACATGGAATCAACAGAAGAGTACAAATATGAACTTACTGACTATGATTATGATATGTTTGCACAGAGCATGAGCATAACAGAGCGTAACGTGCGATATATAGAACGTAAAGAAGTGTACAGCAAGTTTAAGAACTTGAAACAGCTTAAGGAGTTAATAGCACCTGTTACATTTAGTATAAGTAAGAGCCAGTGTCTTGATTTACCGCCTAAGATTTATGAACAGATCTTTGTTGATATGAATAAAGAACAAGCTAAGGTATATAAAGATCTTAAAACTAAGATGATAGCCGAGTATGATGGTATGGAGCTTACTGTCCAGAATAAGATAGCCTTGACAACAAGACTTATGCAAGTATGCGGTGGATTCTTTCCGCTTAAAGAAGTTTACGATCACGATCTTAAGTGCTACGTGCCTTACACAGATCCTATGCAATTAGAAGTAGAAGATGGTCAATCAGTTCTTACAAGAGCTAAGGGAGAACTTATAGGTAAGAAGAATGTTAAGCTAGAAGCTCTTAAGTTAGATCTTGAAGAGGTAAGATTTCCAGTAATAATTTGGGGCCAATTCCATGCAGAACTAGAATATCTTTACAAAGAACTGAAAAAAGTGTACAATGTAGCTTTGTATTATGGCAAAACATCACAGTCAGACAGAGAAGAGATTCTTAGAGCGTTTAAGAATAACGAGTATGATATCTTCTTAGGCAATCCAGCTACAGCAGCTTACGGTCTTAACTTACAAAATGCTACAACTCAGGAGTTTTATTCTAACGGATTTAGAGTAGAAGACAGACTACAAGCAGAAGACAGATCACACAGAATAGGAGTTAAGAGTTCTTGTTTGTACAGAGATTTAATTTGTAAAGGAACTATAGACGAAAAAGTAGTTTTGTCAATAGCATCAGGAAGAAGTATGAATGAGTTCTTTAAGAGTCATTCTCTTAGAGACTTACTGGAGTAAATTATGAAACTAGAAAAGATAATTGTAACTAGACACAAGGCCCTAGCCGACTACTTTATAGAAATGGGGTATGCTGAACAAGGCACACCAGTATTCTGTTTTGTCAAAGAAAGCGAAGTAATAGGCAGACATGTACTAGGCATATTGCCCTATGATATGGCTTGCTTAACAGCTAAGTTTACAACTGTAGATTTAAGAATCAGTAAGGAAGATAGAGGCAGAGAATTGTCGCTTAATGAAATGATACCTTGTATTAAAAAGGTATCAACATATAAAATTACGGAGGTAAAAGATGACTAAGGCACCAGGTTTCTTAGGGTCTGTTACAGAGAGTAAATCAATAACTGCAACAGAATTGGCTACAGTAGAAGGTCTTGTACATGAGTTCAAGCTTGCCGAAGAACTTATAGCAGACAAGGAAGCAGAGTTAAAGACAGCTAAACAAGCATTTAACAGACTATCACAGGAAGCTATTCCTAATTTTCTGTTACAGTTTGGTTTTGAAGGACTTAAATTAAAGGGAGGTAGAGAGGTTACTGTAAAGACCGATACAAGCGTAAGTTTTCCTAAGAATAAGGAAGCTGACTTTATGAAGTTTTTAGCTGAACGTGATGACATGGATATTGTAAAAACAAGCTTTATTATATCTAAACTCGACAAAGCAGACCGGGACAAGGTATTTGACTTCTTTGCAGATAATGACATAGACTACGGAGTAACAGAAGGTGTTCATGCACAGACAAAAAAGAAGTATTTCAAAGAACTTATTGCACAAGAAGGTAAAGAGTCTTTACCTGAATGGATGAAAGTCTACGACATACGCACAACTAAAATAAAATAGTCCTTGTTAAGGACTAAATATAATAACAGGAGCTACAAATGGCTAAGAAACTAAATTTTGTTCACAAAGCAGAAGATTCTCTGAATGGTTTTGAAGGAATCGACTTAAGCACAATGGCTGTGCCGTTTCTCAAATTGGCACAGGATCTTTCACAAGAAACTCGTAAGAGTAGTGGAGTACAAATAGAAGGACTGGAACCTGGTATGTTCTTTAACAACATAACAAAAGAGATTCTAGGAACTTCTGTCTCTGTAATAATTCTTAAGTTTGAGCATATTTATCTCGAATGGAAGGCAGACAGAGGAGGTCTTGTAGATAGACACACTCCTGAAAATGCGGCAAGACTTGCCGTAGACAAGACCTTTGGTAAATGGAAAACTGCCGATGGCAATGACCTTACAGAATACTTTACTTACTTTACACTCGTAGAAGGTAGAGAAGAAGAAGGTCCAATAGTATGGTCAGTAACCAGTACAGCTCTTAAGTCAGCTAAGGAACTTAATCGTGTGATGACTACTCACATGATGACTGTTGAAGATGAAGAAGGTGTATCTAAGAAAATTAAAGCCGTTCCTTACTACTTAGTATTTGACCTGAACAGTTTTCTTAAGAACGATGGTCAAAACCAGTGGTTTATCCCTACTTACAAACTGAGTCACTACATTACAGAGACACAGTATGAGCTTATTGTTGCAGAACGTAAGGCACTTCCTGACAAAACTGTTGACTACACTTTAATTGAGAACAAGTCTACTGCAAGTACTGAAGAGTACGAAGACGACGACGAACTTTAATAATAAAGCCCACTGGAGACAGTGGGTTATTTCAACTTAAGGAAGTATTATGTCAAGACAACTGTTAATGACCCCTACAATGTGGAATAGTATAGATTGGTTAGAGAAGTGTCCTCCAAGTTGGAAGGGCAGTGCATATAAAGGTCTGAGTAACACTCTCAATAGAATTTGGGATCCTGATACTAAGAGTAAAGCTGCTATAGAACGAGGAATGAAGTTTGAGAAAGATATATGTGACGGTAGAAAATGTAGTTACAAAATACATCCAGACGCACAAGACAAATACGATAAGATGTTTAAGCTTATTAACAGTGAAGGTATGTTATATCAAGAGAAGGCTAAACAGATAGTAACTGTTCCTGATAGTAAAGGAAACTTAAGAGACTTCTTACTGTATGGAAAGATTGACCTTTACAAAGAAGGAAACTATCCTATATGGGACATTAAAACTACTGGTAACTTTAAAGGTAAGAATCAATATCTTTCTGGATGGCAACATAAGATCTATTGTTACTGTAAACAGAATCCTAAGTTTTCTTATCTATCATTCATTTTTGACAATAAAACAGAAACTCTAGTAGATGTGCAAGAAGTTACATATATTGTAGAAGACTTTAAGAAACTTGAAAAGGATATATTCAATAAACTAAACAGTGTTCTTGAGTTTTTAAGAGCTGACAAGGACTTAGAGAAAGCCTACATGACAAAGTTTAATCGTTACTAACAGAGGCAACAAATGGGCAGAATAGTCAGCTTAGATACATTCCAAAAACTATTTACTGGAAACAAGAGTGCTTACGGTAAACATGTTTACAAAAAAGTGACTCGTGGCAGTAAGGAAGAAGGTATTAGTTCCACTGTTACTAATAAGTTAGTAACAGAAGCTTTATATAAAGAGCATATAGAAGGCAAAACTGGTTTAGGTATAGTACCAATAGATCAAGACAGTAATTGTAAGTTTGTAGTTTTAGATGTAGATATTTATGACCGTGACTTGTCCATGTACATAAGGGCTATAGATGAGTTCTCCTTACCTATAGTTCCTTTCTATAGCAAGTCTGGAGGTTTGCATTTCTACATATTCTTTAAGACATTCATAAAGGCTAAAACAGCAGTAAGTATAGCACGTAAAGCTGCTTTAGTTTTAGGTATATCTTTGCTTGTTAAGCAAGTAAAGAACGAAACATTAGAAATATTTCCTAAGCAAATTAAGTTATCTCCGAATCAAGCTGGTAGCTGGATAAACTTACCTTACTTTGGTGGGGACGACTCTGTACAGAAAGTTATATCTAAAGGTAAAACTTTATCCTTTGACGAAGGAGTACTATTTGCTAGTAATAAACTGACATCCATAGTAGAATTTGAAGATTGCATAGCAGAACTTCCATATAATGAAGCTCCGCCATGTTTACAAACACTAAACTTAATAGGAGGAACTAAACAAAATAGAAATAACTATCTTTTCTCATTCGGAGTGTATCTTAAGAAGAAAGATGAAAACTACTTTGAAGCAGAGTTAGCAGAAATAAACTCTAAGCTAGAAGTTCCGTTAACTCCAGAAGAACTTGAGACTACTGTAATGTCATCTTTGCGTAAAAAAGATTACTCTTACAGATGTACAGCAAGCCCATGTATAGACTACTGCGACAAGAAAATATGTCAGAGAAGAGCCTACGGTATAGGAAAGGACGGAGGTTTATTCTCTAACTTGATCTTTGGTAATATGACACAGTACAAGGGATACGCACCTTACTACGAGTGGGAAGTAAAAGTTTCAGAAGAAGATAAATTTAAGAGACTAAGGTTTGACAATGAAGATGAAATAATTAAGCAAGACGCTTTTTTAAGATTGTGTATGAGAGAGATTCGCTTCCTACCATTCAAACTAAAACAGTCAGAATGGTTTAAGTTAGTTAATCAAGCCCTAATTGAGATGCAGATAGAAGATATAGACTCCTCTGACGACACATCTCCAGTCCTTAGATTTAGAAGACTATTCTTTGAGTTTCTTACAGCTAGATCAATGGCTACTACTATAGCACAAGTGAAGGCTAAGAGAGTTTACTATGATAAGTCTAAGGAAGAGTATTTGTTTAGAACAAAAGATCTTGTAGACTACTTGTTTGGAATTAAAAACTTTAGAGACTTCTCTCAGGCACAGATTCACGGTCTACTAAGAGATTTACATACAAGAAAAGTAACTAGAAGAGATGAAACAGCTAGCATGATTAGACTAACGGCTATAGCTAAGAATGATATAGACGAAGAATTTACTAATCCGGATCCGGATCTATTTGAAATAGACTTTGATGACTACGATATAAACGAGGATTTTTAAAATGAATAGAGCAGTAGAAATTATATTCGGAGCGCCTGGCTGTGGCAAGACTAGGAAGCTCATGGATATACTAGAAACAGAACTAAAAGAAGTAGAACCTAGAAGAATAGCTTATGTATCTTTCACTAAGAAAGGTTCAGAAGAAGGACTTAAGAGAGCTAGAGAAAAGTTTAAGTTTCCTGTTAAAGAGTTTAGATATTTTAGGACTATTCATTCTATATGCTTTAGAGAGTTATGCATAAAACCTGGAGATATGATAGCCAAGAAGGACTACAGAGAACTCTCTAAAGCTGTAGGTATGAGTTTTACTGGCTTTTACACAGAAGATTTACATAACACAGATGACAGGTATCTACACATGAACTTAATGAAACTAAATAATCCTCATATGTTTCATAAGATGCTAGCTACTATGGATCTTAACTTACAGCAATTAAACTATGTAGAGAAAAACTATACTAAGTTCAAAAAGCATATAAAAAAGATTGACTACAGTGACTTGCTACTCAGAGCTTTAAAAGCTAACGTACAGCTAGACGTAGATGTTGCAATTATAGATGAAGCGCAGGATCTTACAACATTACAATGGAAGGTCTGTGGTGCTTTATTCAATAAAGCTAAGAGAGTTTACATAGCAGGAGACGATGACCAAGCAATCTTTGAGTGGTCTGGAGCTGACGTTGACTACTTCTTAAATGTTAAGGGTAACAGAACAATCCTTGATAAGAGTTGGAGACTGAAAAAAAATCTCTTAGACTTTAGTAAACAAATAAGTTCTATGATTTCGCATAGAGTAGAGAAAGACTTCTCCCCTGTAGAAGACGGAGGAGAAATACATTATTACAACAATGTGAGTGAAGTAAAGTTTAATCCAGATGAAACTTACTATTGTTTAGGACGTAATAATTGTCACTTGAAACGGTACACAGAAGAACTACAAAAGCAAGCCATGTACTACACACTTAAGACTAAGGCTTCTATATCGCCTTCTATGGTCAAAGCTATAAACAACTTTGAGTCTTACAAAAACGGAACTTTAGAGATCAACAAAGTTATTTCCGTTAGACAGTATCTTAAGAAGGATATTAAAACACATGTGTCAAATTTACAGTGGTATGATGCACTATCTTTAACACCTGACGAGTCCTTCTACTACAGGAAGTTAATTGAAAACAAGACAGTACTCAAAGACTCTAAGATAATGGTTAATACTATTCATGGAGTAAAAGGCGGCGAAGCTGACAACGTAATATTGTTAATGGATGTAACAAGAACTATTCATAAGAACTTAGACAACTTGACAGATAGCGAGCTACGCTGTCTATATGTAGCATGTACAAGGGCAAAGAACAAGTTACACATAATACATTCCGAGTCTAAACACTCGTACAGTGACACGTTTAAAATGTTAAATATACTAGGAGACAAGAAATGACAACTTATCACTGTCCTAAATGTGGTAGACAGTCAAATACTATGAAACTATTGGAAGACAAGCATAGACCATCTGCAATGGACACTATTGAGTTCGATGTACTAGCTACTGAAATGCTAGAATGTAAGTGTGGTCAAATACTTTGGTGGGGAGTCATGCGTAGAAGGGAGGAGAACAAATGAACTATGACAGTAGAAAAGAACTATACAAAGCTGCTGTAGCTGCCTTTGGAAAAGAGACTGAAATAGTAGTAGCTATAGAAGAGTATGCTGAGTTGATAAAAGAACTCACTAAGTACTTAAGACCAGATTGTAACAGGTCTACTAGCTACTTAGTACTAGAACTTGCAGATGTAGAAATCATGACAGAACAACTTAAAGAACTGTTCAAAATAAAAGAAGAAGTTTTATTAGATTGTAAAGATCAAAAGTTAAAAAGACTTTCTACTAGAATTACTAATTGGAACACCCATGACAGGAATCGCTCTTTAAACAAGTCATTGACGGATGAAGAGTAATTTAAAATGATATAAGTGTACCAGTCTAGGGTATTTTATAGTCTAGTCAATGAATATTGAAAGTCAGAATGAGTCATGGAGGCGAATTATGGGAACTTTATTTACACGCTGTGCTAAGTGTGGTAAGATGTTTACACCTTACAGGCAAACTCAAAAGTATTGTAGTGATAAGTGTAGGAACGCTGTTAATGATCACTTGTATAAATATAAGAGGAAACCTATTGTAACTAAGAAGTGCATACATTGTGGAAAAGAGTTTGAGTCAAACGATAATAAAAGAAGGTATTGTTGTAAAGAATGTTACAAGGAACACCAGTTAGCTTATCATCCAGAACCTGTACCTAAAACTAGACCCTGTGTTGAGTGTGGAACGTCTTTCACAACAACTCATCCTCATAAGAAGTATTGTTGCAAAGAATGTTATGCGACAGCTAAGGTGCGTAGAGAGAAACGTACTCCAGAAGAACTTGTAGAGAGTAAAGAGAGGAAGACAAAAATATTGCCTAGTATGATGATACCAAAAGCATTTTTTGAAAAGGAGCCACTAAATGAACTTCAGGAACAGTAAAATTATATCCTTAGATATAGAAACATTCGATCCAGAACTAAAGAACGGAGGGCCTGGAGTTTACAGGAGTGTAGCTAGAGACTTCAGGAATAACAATGGTTATATACTAGGCGTAGGTCTACAGAATGAATTAGAGCAAAGAGAGTACATTAACTTAGGTCACTATGATTGTACCGAGGCTGTAAGACAGAATAACATCGGTAGATTAGTGGCTATCTTTGAATCACTTCCAGATGACGTAACTATTATAGGTCAGCACATAATCTATGATCTTGACTGGTGTATCAATTGGCTAAAGCTTCCTATTAAGGGGAAGATTGTAGATATTGAAATAGCAGAAGCCTTACTTGATGAAAACCAAGGACACTACACCTTAGATTTCATGGGTACAAAATACTTTGGAGAAGGTAAAGCTGACGACAAAACTAAAGCATTTTGTTTACAAAATAACCTTGAAGGTGATCCACGTAAATGGTTATGGAAGATGCCTCACTACATGGTAGAAGCTTATGTTATGCAGGACATAGGTTTACCAATGAGAATTTGGAAGGTGCAAGAACCTATGCTTGAGAGCCAAGGGTTAATTCCTGTTATGCGCTTAGAGTGTGACTTGCTATGGCCATTATTACAAATGAGAAGAACTGGTGTTAAGATAGATGAACCTAGAAGAGCACAGAACGAGTTAGAAATAATGAATCGTGCTGCTAATCATCAAAAGTCTTTGAACGAAAGGCTAGGTTTCAAGCTGGATCATAAGAAAAAAGCTCATCTTATGTTTATGTTAGAGCAAATGGACATACCACCGCAGATTACAGCTAAGGGAAATCCTTCTATAACAGGTAAGTTCTTAGACTTAATAGCTGGTGGACAGGCTGAGACAATAGATGGTCAGTTCTACACAGATCCAGTAGGAATGAAAATAGTAGAAGACTTAATTGACATGGGTAAAGCATCAAGAATTGGTAAGAACTTTGTTGGTGGTAGCCTAAAGAACTTTCAAGATATCAATAATCTTATACACTGTAGCTTTAATAATATGAGAACTGACGAAAACGGAACAAGGTCTGGAAGATTCTCTTCATCGAATCCCAATTTACAGCAGATACCAGCTAAGAGTAGAAGCACGTATTACGGAACAAAAGCTAGAGAATGTTTTATACCTTTTGAAGACTGCTGGTGGATGAAAATAGACTATTCTCAGATAGAGTACAGGTTCATGGCTCACTTCTCAGTAGGCCCAGGATCGGATGCTGTTAAGCTTGCTTACAATGATAATCCTTACACAGACTATCACCAGTACATTATGGATCTAACAGGCTTAGAACGATCAGAAGCTAAGGTAGTAAACTTTGGAGTAGCTTATGGAATGGGTGTTAAGAAACTTGCTCTTGAAAACAGATGGCCATTAGATGTAGCTTATGATATAATGCATACTTATCATAAACATGCTCCATTTATTAAGTCTACAATAAAGAAGGTTGAAGATATTGCTAAGAGAAGAATGTACATAAGAACTTTCTTAAAAAGAAGATCAAGGCTCCTCGATCCTAATAAAGCTTATACTATGTTCTGTAGACTTAATCAAGGTAGTGCTGCTGACCTTATGAAGCAAGCAATGCTTGATGTGTATACGGCAGGTATCTTTGATGTTATTAACATGCACATTACAGTACATGATGAACTAGATGGATCTGTTCCTAAGACTAAAGAAGGTTTAGAAGCAGCAATAGAAACTAAACATATTATGGAGACAGCTGTTAAACTACGTGTGCCAATTATAGCTGACATGGAATTAGGCAGTAACTGGGCAGAGCTTAAAGAATACAAGAATCCAAAGGATGCTTACAAATTATTAGGAGTGTAAAGATGATAAGAACATTAGACAATTCACCAGTAGAAAATATTAAACCGGATGCAGAAGTATGGGTATGGTGGGTAGGCAAATCTTTAAGTTGGCTGTCAATGCCTCTTAAATGCTTATCGAATAATCCTATAACAATCATTGTCACTGAGGTATCTGAAAATTTTTTAAACAAACCTGAGCCTTACAAAGAATGAACGGGGAAGTTTTTCTAAGACATTTCAGCTACTGTGTAATAGTGTACTGCACAGTACGTATGTTAATTACTACAATTATAAAGATTCACAATAGGAAAAAGACTTATGAAAGCACCTTTAATCATAACAGAAGCAAGTTCAAATAGCTACATGCTTAGTGACTCAGCACATAGGTTCGTTGGAGACTTAAACTTTTACACACATAAAGTAATTAGAAGCGATAAAGAACTTGACAAGCTTCTTGCTAAATTAGGACTTAGAACGTATATTGAGAGTAATACTCAATATGTTCTTGCAATAGACAAACGTCCGCCTTTATTAGCTACTATTGCTATTCGTGAAAGATTGAACCCTTCAAAAGAGATTCTACGAGTAGCTTACCTTTACTCAAAAGGAGTGTTAAAACTTGAAAGAAACTGAAATGGGACTAAAATTAGAAGAATGGTTGCCTTCATTTTTTCATCAGAAAATAGAAAACTTAGAAGGTTTAGGTACACCAGACAGAATGTTCGGCTATAAGAACAGACTAGGTGTTATGGAGCTTAAGAGAGTTGATACTTACAGGAGAGGAGACTTAAGAGTTCCATGGAGAACAGGACAAATGGCATGGTACAAGCGTTACGTTAGGCATAACGCTGGGCCATACTACTTAGTCTTAACTGTAGGTGACAGCTGGTTTTTTATGGACATAAATAATATAAAGGAAGTTTATACTAGAGAAGACTTAGAAGCTTTCTTCTTAGGAACTACAGAAGAGCTTAATTCTAAGCAGTCTTTAGTCCGGTTCATTTTGACTACATAAACACTCTTTAAGCTATTCATTGACGGATGAAGATTGTTCCTGAGTGATACACTTATATTAAGTTAGTCACTTTTTAAGCTTAGTCAATGAACATTGAAACTCGTTGTACATCGGATTCCTGATTTTCAGGAATCCGTTTTTATTTAATATTCTCTAAGATAATAGTGCCTAAAGAACCTAGTATAATGCCTAAACCTATACCTCCAACAATCTTAAGAATTGAGGAGCTTTCTAATTGCTTTAATTGTTTCTCCTGCTCCTCCAAGAGAGTCCTTTGCGTCTTTAACAAGCTCTTCACTTCTGATAGTTCCTGTCTTAAACTCTTCGTTAAGTTTACTGAGTCTTTCAAGTTCGTAACTAACTTTGTTATTAACTTCTGTCTGTCGCTTGTTAGCCTCTCTGAGATTAACAATTGTTCCTTGACGTTCTTTATTGATAACTTCAAGCTGTCTTCCGTACTCTTCCGCTTTTGTAATTCTATTTCCAAGAGACTTATTTGCTTCAACGAGTTGTTTATTTGAGTCTCTAAGATCAGTAAGTGACTTTGTATTTCTGCTTTCGCAGAGAAGCCAACCTCCGCCGAAGCTAAGGAACAAAAGAACAAAACCAATAGTAATAAGGATAATATTCTTTTGCACATTGTTACTCCTTCTTAACTTTAAGATACTCCATGTACATGTCAAACCATTTCTTAGCTTCACGTAAGCCTATGATTAGTACAATTACAATGAACCAAGCAATAACCTGTAACCATTCAGTGAAAACTTGCTTGTAAACAAATACTCCTGTAATCACCAGAACAAGGCCCTTGACCGATATCATCTTAGAACAGAAAGCATGCACTCTGTCAATGATCTCTTTAATCATATTGAAGAAGTACAAAAAGAAACTTAAAAACTTAAGCATAGTCACTCCTCACAACTTATAGCTGCTATTTTTATTACGTACTCAAGGACTTCTGGAAGATCACTGTACAGGCCATCATCAATTAAACCAGTAAGTTTAATTCTTCTATAAGCAAAGTATCTTTGAACTCTTTGATCTAAGAACAGATGATTCTTTTCGTCGTCATCCAGAACTAACTGATTCCCTTTAATAACTAAGGATGCCACTAAAGCAGCACCAAAGTTTCCTGTTTCAATTACAGCTCCACTGTCCTCTTTCTTCATACACCAAGTAGGATTAGAGTTAGGAACAACATTCTCATCTAACGTATTACGAAACTTTATATCCTTTATGAATAAAGTTCCGCCTTCAGGAATTACCTCTTCTATAAAAACTGTAGCCATGCTTCTTACCCTGTCTCCTTCTACAATACCTAGTACTATAGGCGTTGCTGTAATACGACGACCACCTAAGACTGTTACAGGTGGTACTATAGGAGTATCGTCTGTATTGTCAAACAGTGGCCCAAAGTAATCTGTCTCGTACATTGACCCAAAGTATCCACTCATTATGTTGCATCCGTAGTTATAGTAGTACGTTCACCAGTAATAGAATCTAGTACAGCTACAATTCGTTCAGTCAAGCCGTCCTTACTCATAAATGTTTTGTTATCGTTAGAAGAAGTTCCTAACATAGCTGCTCTAATTAAAGTTAAAGCATCTACTATTGTTTCATCGTCAGCTGTTACAGCTTGCAGAAACTGTGTTCTGTCATATCTTGCAACCTCCGACCAAGTAACAAGACCGTTAGAATTATCTGTTTTCTGGAAGCATCCTCTTATAGCTATTACACCACCAGTACATGTTGAGTCTGCAACAACCTGACCATTACCTTCAAGAGACATAGTGTCGCCATCTTTCATGTTTTTAACAGTTACACCACCGGAGTAATTACGAAGGTTAAGAGCTTTAGCTCCTACAGCACCGAAGTCTATTATAGGTGAGCCGGTTCCTGCTACAGCAGAAGCACAATTTCTAAACAAATAAGTTCCTGCACTGAGTAACGTAATAGTAGCTGTAAGTGCTGAGCCTTCTGCTGAGCACGTTGACAAAGAACACGTTTCAAACTTACAGTTTCTAAAGTGTGTAGAAACACTAGAAGCGTCAGCTAAGCCATTGACAGAAGCTCCTACAAAAGTAGCATTGGACACTATAAAACCAGCTAAGTTTAGCTTCCAATTCTCGCCATAAGACTCAAAGTTAGTTGAGTCTACTTCTATTGTAGCCTCTGATCCAGCTGCTACTTGAAACTTACTAAGACCTATAGCCGTAGCTAACAATAAAGCGTCAGATACAAGTAAACAAGGTCTATCAGCTACACCGTTATAGTATGGTACGGAACCTGCTATACCATTAACTGTATCAATCCATATTGAACCAAGAGCATACCCTACAGTCTGTGCAACAACGGCATAGGACACATACAACTGGTCAATATACAAGTTTCCGTTTGTCAGATCATCAGCAAAGAATCTTACACGCACCTTACCAAGATTGGCTCCAGTACCTACATGTGTTGCATACAACGTAAAAGTATTCTCACTATTCTTATTGTTTGCTTGACCTTTAATAACACCTATTTGTTCCCAGGATGTATTAGCCCAGTTGTAACCAAATACACCAAGATTATCATTATGGTTATTGCTTCTACCAAGTATTGTAACTGAGGAAGGTACTCCGTTACCAGACACATCAAACTCATAGTACAGATCTGTTTCATCTAAAACACTTGCTATTTGATGAAAGACACCGTTAGCTTGTTTAGTATTCTCATAGGTTCCTGTTTCTGTACCTGCTGTAACTACTACACTGTCAACTACAACCGAAATACCTGCTGTACCTATTGCTAGTCTATTGAGTTGCTGTTGCTGTGAAGGAGCTGCATCATCATTGTAACCTGTTCCGTTGTACGTGTCACGTAGGTTTTCAGCTGTCGTAAACTCACCAATTACTTCTCTAACATCTGTCTGTAAGTAATCTGTACCAGCTACTAATGCACTGTACGCATCTGCTTCCATAACCATACAATCTAATTCAACAACTTCAGCACCTGCAACATAACAAGCTATGTTCAAAGAGCCTTCTGTGTTAGTGTCTGTAGTGTCAAGTGCTACAGTGTACATGCCAATAGCATCGTGTACAGGATCAGTAGTCTCATGTTTCATAGTCAATGCACTACCATTCTTAGACAAAAGAATATTAGCACGTGACATTGTTAAACTGTCTACTGGCACACCACTACTATTTTTAAAAGGCCCTAACTTAATTGTTACAGTTGTGTCTGCCTTTAATAATATCATACTTAACCTCCAAATACTTTTACTACTAATGCTACAAGCCCTACGGCCATTGCTCCAACTACAACCATAACAAAACGTTCTACATAGTGCATTAAAGTCTTGCCAGGAAGATTTTCAAGTTCTAAAACTCTATCTTTTAAAGAGTTAAGTACCTTAGAATGTTCCTTACAATTATCTTTAAGATCATCATGAGCTTCCCAGATTCTCTTAAATGAATCGTTGCTTAGAGCTGTCTGATTATCGATCTTAGTCTCTACAATCTCAGATAAGTGAGCCATACTCTGTTCTATTTTATTAGTGAGGTTTATTATGCTGTCTTCCATGTGTTGTAACCTCCTAGCAATCTCTATCTGCTGTTCCATTAAGTACCCCTTTTCTTAATCTGACATAATCTAACACCTACAGGACTTTTCTTTATTTTTAGAGCAAGGTTAGGATTGTAATCGTTAGCACCAAAATGGAACTTTTCAGAAGTTCTACCAGTCTGCTCATACTGTAATATGATAACATTAGCCTGTGACCATCTGTGCATACTAGAACTAGACATATGAAAAGGTTTCTTCCAGTCAGGATTGTAGCCTCCTATCCAAATACATTCATAGTCTGGTTTACCGATAACTTTAAGAATGATGTTACCTATATCAGCATAGTTAAGTACAGCTATCTTATTACTTAGACAACCTGACCTCTGTCCTCTATCTACAACATCAGACATCTGATCATCCTGTAAATCAGTTAAGTCAAACACCTTAAGAATCTGCTGTGCCATAGTTACTAGGTTACACCCATAATCTTGAACATCCATGTTACTAAACTGTTCTTGATCTTTCATAGCCACTCCTCAGTATAAATCTTGATAGTACTCTTTAGGTACAAACATAAAGAGTACTATTACAGGTAACATGAGTAACACACATACTAAAGTATTAAGTGTGGCACTTAACAAGTTCATCATTTTCATATTTATATGTCACTTCGTCTATGTCATCAGGCAATGGCTTATTCCATTCTATCCATTGCATCCCTGCTCCTGCTTCTGTGACCTCTGGAGCTTTTGACCAACCTAAATAAGATCCGTCTGTCTTACATAGTATAAATGTATAAACTATTTCATCTTCCACTTGTTACTCCTTATGTTATTGTAAGTTTTCCGCCAGAACCATTCGTTTTTAGCCCTAAAGGCCCAGCATTAAGACTAATTGCAATACCTACCTGATTTATATCAAATCTCACAGTATTCCCATCAAATATAAGATTCGTTATTGTAAAACTACCAAGAGTAGCTGATGTTCCAGCACCATCAAAGAAAAGCATGTTTACGCTTGAGAGTGTTAGTGTTAATCCAGTTCCTTGTTTCGGTATATCCGGCCAGACTACTGCTGCTGCGATAATATCACTAGTAGCTTTTGAAAACGTTGCGTTAGGAACAAACATTGCGTTTGAGTTCCAACTAAACTCCGCCCCTGCTTCTAAGAAAGTGCCTACTGTTACGCCGTCAGGTAGAGTAGGTGTATTGTCTAAGTATGGAGTTACTAATTCAATCCCGTCTTTACCTTTAGTTGCACAACTATTTGCTAACTGAGTTACCAATGTCCTGTTTACTGACATAACTAAATGAACTTGTAATTTCATTCCAGCAGTCGCAACACTATCTGATTTAGCAACACGGAAACTATCTACTCTAGTGTCAGCATTTAGAAAACTATTACCACGCTTTTCTATTTTAATAGTTGTATTTTCATGGGTTCTAGATCTAGTACTCCCAGCTGCTGCAAAAACCATCGATAATGTTGAATTATATTGTATTAAACAATGCAGTGTCCCAGTTACTGCTCTGTAGGTTAAACTTTCGCCTGCTATTTCTGCAATAGTATACCATCCCGATGTTGTTAAAGTTCCTGAAGTTAGTTCCTGCATAGCTACTCTGTCTTTATTTAATTTTAGACCTAACGAAAAAACAGTGTCTTCATTTAATTCTGAAAAAGGTAAGCTGTTGTATGCTGTTGTACCATCACCTACTTTTCTTCTATCTTGAGATGCAGACGGATAACCAGAAACTAATACTTCTTGTCCTTCAGCTAGCACTGGGTTACTAGCTGCTAAGTTAGTATGAGTCTCTCTCCAAAGTTTAAATACAACGTAGTCTGTTGACATATAATTTCTCCTTAATCAAAAAATATCAGACCATACTTCACTTACAGGTCTTTCTCTTACTATTACAGTTGTAAGCTCAAGGTCATAGTCAGGCATTACAGATATAACCTGGCCTCTAATAGTTCCAAATAACTCTTTAATTGGTACTATTTTATACTCTTCATCAATCTCAACTGACTGTATAACGTGAGTACAGTCAGTAGGATCAGTTCCTATTAGAACATCAGCTGATGTTCTTCCACACTGTATTACCTTTTGACTTGTAGCTTTACTGTCGTACATATCTAGCTCTATTTGTATTATATCATATAACTTAATAGACAGATATGCAGTACCACTAAGCACTACTTCATATAGGGTTCTAATTAAATGTAAATCTTCAGCCTGTATGTCAGCCCTGTTCTGTGCCCATGTAGCAGAGGTCAAGCCGGATTCTACATCGTAGACAGTATATATTCTGTACAGTCTGAATGACGCTTCTTGATACTCCCTATTCTGTTTAATATTAGAAGTCCCTTCTTTAATAGACTTATGATAACCAATCTGAATAAAGTTGTACATATTATCTTTATTAGAGTCAGCTACTACATCTTCAATATTAAACACATCTATAAACGGAACTGTAACTGCTAGTGCCCTATTAGGATTATCACATCTTATAGTACGCTTGCCATTTATCATACTATACTTGAAACCTACACTAGACAATGCTTGTAAGTCTTTTATAGCATTATAAATATAGTCAACCTTATCTACGTAATAAGCTATAGGCTGTAAATAGACTTCTTCTATTGCCCATTCAGTAGTATCATAGTTTGATGTATCGTAAGGTATCCCTAAAAATCTGTCATTCAAGTCTACAATAATATCTGAGGCGTATACGTTAGATATTCCATTAAGATCAGCTCTAACATCATACACACCGTAAGATGTTCCTGACGTAGACAAAGCTCCAGTTATAGTTACTTCCCATGTAGCAGAGTCAATAGTAACACCAGTAGCTGGTATCCATACATCATCTACGTACATAGTAATCGTCATAGTGCTATCTGCCTGTTCTTCTAAAAACTTAAAGACAGGGAACACTGTAGCACTTAAAGCTTCTTCATTAACACAGTAACCTGGCACATCGTGCAATGCCCCGTATCCAAAAGGTATTATCTTTCCTTCAGCTTTACTACCTACATTAGGATAATCATTTACAGTAAAATAGTTCTCTGGAAACTGAGAAGTCAAAGACTTTCTAGGATCTTGTAACTCTATGATAAGTTCTCTAACACTAAAGTCATAATCTTCTACATAGTATTCTCTTCTTAATATAAGGTCATCAAACGTGTCACCATCTTCCCCTGTAAAAACCTGTACTAGGTTACCATACAACGGAGCATCTTTAAATTCATTAAAGAAACCACTAAGATTATTAAGAGTAAGAGTATTAACAATAAAGTTAAGTTGATTATAATTAAACTTATCAACTTCATAGGCTACTGGCTCTAGTTGTGAAATAAAAGGTAAATACTCTCTCCCACTAATCACTCTAGGTGTGTCTTTGGTAAGACCTATAGCTACACCAAACTGGAACACTGGTTCTGGTTTTATAACATACTGATGTGTACTAGCTAAATGAATACTTAATATTTGTTCTGAATTGTTCCAATAAAAACTCTGTTCATCTGCAAGACTCTGTAATAAAGATTCTTTAGAAGAGTAAGTTGTAGTATACTTGTAAACAAGACCTGTTATAGTTCGTTTAGGTCTTACTGGCTCTGTTACTCCAAACGTAGTAGTCCAAAAGTCAGCTATGTCTCCATTGGTTTCTCCATAGTACAGTTTCGCTTGTACAGAGAAAGGGTACAATCCAGGAGGAAAATAGTATTCAGAGGCTGCTGTTCTTGATAGTTCTACTACTGTAAACATTAGAAATTGTACCTCACTGACAGCTTATTATACGATTCTTCTATGTAAATATTGTCAAAGCCCGAAGGCGTGACAGGGTGTTTACATGAATGTTCTAAACTACATGTAACATTACTAAAATTGCCTTTAATGCCTAAAAGATATTGAACGTTGAAAGGTTTAAAGAATATGCTATCAGATTTTAACATCATTGTTTCAGTAAATGAATAAATAGTGAGAAAGCTTATTTCTTCTTCAAGGTAAATATTAGTTGAGAATACAAAATCTTCTGTTACTCTTTCATATTCTATTCTTGCTTGATAAGGACTATAGAAAGCCGTTTCTATATATCCTGAAATAGCAAAAAGATTAACTGTAAGAAACAATAAAAGTATTTTCAAGGAGTACACTCATATATTACAGAAAATGATATACTAGGATCATTTTGAGACATACCCATGTCTGAAAACTTAAGATATTCTGTGTAATAATCTGTCCCATTACTAACTAATAAATATCCGTATGTTGTACTTCCAGTGACAAGCAAGTTGTATATAACTTTGTTAACTGTAAAACGTAGTGTATTGCACGAAAAGTTAGCTGGTTGTGTACCTGTACCATTAACTGCAAAAGGTAAGGTAAGCTTAACATAGTCAGCTCCTACCGAATAGCTATTAACCTGAACGAAACCAGATACATACACTAAATTACCTATTCTTATATAATAACCTTTTGCATTCGACTGGCTTACTGTTCCCCCTCCTATAACAGTAGCATAAAAATCTGAGCGTCTATAAAAGCTTCCTGTATTAGCTATAGTAAATATAGGACTACTAAACGTAGGACTACTTGTAGTCTTTACATTCTGATTCATGTCATAAAGTTCATTGTCACCTTGCCCAGTGTTGAGTGTAGGTGCATCAAGAGTGCCAGTGACTACAAGATTTCCACCTATTGTAGCATCATCAGTTACAGTTAAATCATCGCCCACTGACAAATCTCTCTTAACCTCTAAATCTCTTCCAACAATAACATCACCATCTTCATTCTGAGGAAGATACTTACTTGTAAGCGCACTAACAAGACCATCGGCCATGGCTTCGGATTCATTAAAGATGTAAAGATTATAGCTTGTGTCATAGTAACCGTTATAGACCTTATTCCAAGTAACACCTGTTAATGAAGCAGAGTACTCAGCAGTTAAAACAGAACCATCTGTAGAAGGAATGAGTTTTACAAACTTAGAAGCTGTACCAGATATAGTAGTATCAGAACTACCATGATAAACAACTCCTCCTATTTGAAACGTAGCACCTCCTGGAATTACACCATCTATTACTTGAAGAGGACTGTTTACGTTCTGGAAACCTTTAGAAACGAGTTCTGTGATCAGCGCCCAGTCTCCTGCTACTGGTGTATCTAACGGAAATGTTACTCTTACTAGACTCATTATTTAGCCTCCTTAAAGCTAGTTGACAAACTATATAGTCCTTGTTTATTAACCTCTAATATGCTCTCTGTAAAGTACCCAAATATGGGAGGTTCTATTGTATTAACTACACCTTCATACTGATCTAGCCAGAATGGAAATCCTTTTAGTACTATACCGTAGGCATCTTGAAAAAGACCTCTGTTCTCAGCGTTTATGTTTATTAAACTAATGCCAAAGCTGCGTAGTATAGTACCAGCGTACTGTGTTACTTGTCCGTTCTGTGACTGTTCATAAGAACTTGTATCTTCATACTCAACTTCATAACCTGAAACTAAGTTATAGACCTGTACATATTTACCGCAGCTTAAAGCTCCTATTGCCAAAGTACTAATAGATGTACACGTAAACGTTATGCTGGCAACGTTTGCATACGTAGTAGCAAAGTACATAATGTCATTATCTACTGGTGCGTTGTTAGTAAAAGTAGCTAACAACGTAGAACTAGAATTATACAGTTTAACAACAACTGATATGCAGTTATGATTCCCAATACAAGCACAATTTATATCTCTATTTAGTGCAAAAGAACCAGTAACAACAGTTGTTATACCTGAAGACTTAGCTACTTTAGCCTTAAATGGATGAACTACGTTTGCTACTGGATAAGTAGAAGACGGATTAGTCATACTTAAAGAAGCATCTAGTAGTAAGTTGTCTGTTAGTATTCTCATCTGTTTAATACCACCTTGCCATTATTAAAGTACTTAGCTGAATTAGAAGCTACAATTTTACCATCAAGTGTTGTATTTATGGTAATCATAATAGGCTTATCGTTTCCACCTAACTGTCCTGCTATAGAACCTTGTTGCGCTTTGTTTAAAATAAGCTCTCCAGAATTAACTAGAGCTTCTACATTGTCGCCCGTAGTGGAAGATCCAGGAACTATACCACCAGTAGCAAACGATGGCTTCTGAGGTTCAGCAGCATACAACGCAGTCATGGCAGCTGCAGAACCTATAGTAGCAGCAGCTACCATCCAAGGCCCTTCTGACCATGCTTTAGTTATAGCTAACGCTGAGTTTGCTAAGCCTTGTATAACATTCATTTCCCAAGCCACTTTGTCTGCCTTGTACTGTAAGTCAGCTTGTTCCTTAGCCTGTGCTAAGTCTAAAGCAGCGGTTTCTTCCTTATAAGTTTTCTCTTGTGCAAGAGATAAGTCATCGTACATCTTACCAATATCAAAAAGCTCTAAGGCTAATGCAGCAGCTTCTATTGCTTCAGCATCTCCAGTAGCTTGTTTTTCTGCTAGTATCTGCTGTAGACGTTCTCTATCAGTAGCTACGCCAAACTCAGCCATGAGCAAAGCGGCTTCTTTACGGGCATCAATGTCATCCATTTCAGCGTCATAGTCAGCTTGTCTAAGCTCCATTTTTTTATCATAAGCCAGTTGATCTGCTTCCATCTTACGTTCTATGTATGCTACATACACATCGCCCATTGCAGATAACAACTCAGTAGAAGCTTGTATGTTAGCTGATCGCTCTTCAAAGATCTTAGCCTTCTTAGCTTCTTCTTGTGCTTTCTTTTCACCTTCAACAAGTTCAGCATAGTAAGCTTCAGCGGCTTCTTGTGCATCAGTGTTACCGTCTAATGCTGCTAATGCTCTGGCTCTTTCGTCATCAATAAGTTCAAGCTCTGTCTTATGTAGTCCATTTAACATGTCTATATACTCTTGAACTTCCGCAGCTTGTTGCTTGTCATCTTTGGCGGTAACTGTTTTATCAAGAGCATCAAAGTAAGCATTTACTGCGTCTGCAGCAGCTTTGTACCCCTCAGTTGTCTTAGGAATTGTTTCTAACGCAGTTATTCTCTGTTTCTCGTTAGCTATACGCTCTAACTTTATTTGATCTGTTATTCCAGAGTTAATAGTCCTGTACTTAGCTGCGTATGTTTCTTGTATTTTCTTAGCTGCTTTATCTTCGGCTTCTGTATTTGTTAGCATATCTCCGTAGAGATCCATGAACCATTTAATCTCTCTACTATTAGCTTTAAAGCCTAAACCTAGTATATCATTAAGTGCTTTAGTTGCAAGACCTGTTCTTTCTGTAGCACCACTGAACTCTAAGCCTTCAGCAGCAGCCACTTTCTCTTGCTCAGCTACTAATGATAAGCTCTGTTTCAAATCTTTAAGTATTGCCTTACGCTTACCAGTAGCACTCTCACTGTCAATCAGTGAGAGTTTATAATCTTTCTGTAACTGGATATATAGTTTATCTAAATCTTTTAAAGCTTCACTTTCTGGCAAGTAACCAGCTAATATCATTTTCTTTTTTGATTCTGTGTAAGCTTTAGTTAAAGTATCATTGATACTATAACTTTTACCTAAAACTTGTGACATTTTAATAGCTTCACTAAACGAAGTTTTTAACTGTTCATTTATTTCATTACCGGCTGCTGCTCTGGCTTGTTCTAGTCTAGCTTGTTGATTTAGCTGTATGCTGCCACTCTTCATTAAACTCATATATTCTTTGTAAGCATTATACTTAGTTCTATTTTGCTTTTCAGTTTTTAAGTCGATTTTGTATAAAGCTGTAACACTAGGTATAAGCTCTTTATATACAGCATTTAAACCTTTATTGTTACTTATTAAGACTATCATTTCTTTTGCTGAAAGATTACTAGATCTAGCTATTTTATCTAACTCTTTCTTTAACTCTGTTGCAGATGTTATAGAACCGCTTAGGTTAAGTAAACTAGATGACTGGTTTGCCATGACCATGCTGGATATGACATTCTGGATTTTATCATAAGATCTTAAAAGGTCGTCTGTTTCTTCTTTTGTTCCCTTAGTATTTTCTGTTAAATCTTTATATTCAGTATTGAGACTAGCCATGTGCTTCTTGTCAAGCTCACCAGTTGCTACACCAAGTCCAACTATACCAGCTGCTACAGCTGCTACTCCAGCAGCTATAGGCAATAAGAAAGGAAGCATAGTAACACCTATAGCTGTGCCAAAAGCCATAATAGCTATAGTTCCTAATGTTACGACACCAGTAAACGCACCTAGTGCAGTTCCAGCAGCTAGTACTGATTCTGGAAGTTTGTTTAAGCTTCTACCTAGTCTAGTGGCAGTATCAATAATATCCCTAAGATATTTTGTCATTCCCTTACCACTACTAATAGCTAAAGCTTCCGTAGCATTTTTAAACTGATCCATTGAACCTTGCAATGTGTTCATCTGAATGTCCATAGCCTCAAAAGCAGCAGAAGTGTTGGTAACTTTTTCTTGATAATCTCTTATTGCGTCTCCACCAGCAGCTAAGAGCGAGGCCATCTGACCACCAGATATTTTACCAAATATAGAAGCGACATTCGTAGCATCAACATAATGTGAATTAAGAGTATCAACAATCTCTGCCATGCTGTGCACAGTAGGATTAACATCATTAAAGGTTATACCCATTTTTGACAAACGTTTATTTACGACACTACCAGCATCAGCAAGATCTATCCAGACACGACGTAAAGCCCTACCAGCTTTCTCACCACTAAAACCTTTGTCGTACAATACCTGTAATGTGCCTGTTACTTCTTCTACACTTCTACCAAGACCAGCTGCTATAGGCCCAGCATACTCAAAAGATTTACCAAGTTTGTCCATATTGGCTAGTGAATTGTGTATAGCAGCAGTAAATGTATTGGCTACATCTGTAGCCTGTGTAGAATCTAAACCGAACTGTCTTATTGTTACAGCTACTATTCTAGTGGATTCTGCTAAATCTGAGTTGGTTGCTATAGCTAAGGCATTAACACCATCTAATGCTCCAACGGCTTCTGCTGCATCAAATCCTGCAGAACCTAAGTAGTACAATGCTTTAGCTGCATCGGCAGCAGAAGATCTAGTAGTAGCTCCAACACGTCTAGCTGCCTCTTCCATCTTAGCAAAGTTTTCAGCATTAGCCCTAGTTACAGCTTTAACATTAGCAAGGGACTGTTCAACACCAGCAAATACAGTTATAGTTTTCTTAAAATTAACTATAATAGATTGAGCTGCTTTAGCAGCATACACAGCTATAGCAGCAAACATCAACTTATTATACTGCTGTTGTTTTTCTGTCTCTGTCTTAGAAACTTTAGTCATTTTAGTATACATGTGATTTAAGATGCTTACAGCTTCTACAGCTTTAGCATCGAGTTTATCTAACTTTAAGCTTATCTCAGCTGTAACCTTGCCAACGCTTCTACCCATGTTTTACACCTCTATGGTTCTTGCCTCTAATCCACTTAGTTTTAGTACTTCCTTTTTCCATTTTTTGCATTTCTCTATATTCTTGTAACAGACCTAGTGCTGCTACGTCTATGTCAATTTTCTGTTTGTTAGTAAATACACCATCTATATACTCAGCAGGTCTTTTACCGTACTTCTCACCTAAAAAACCAGCTTGTATAAGCATATCTTTATTAAGCTTTTTCATATCTGTTTTATCTGTCTGTAACTGGAAAGCTACAACATAGGCCATAAAGTCTTCTGGAAGTAAAAAGCTTAGCATTATAGTTAATCTTTCGATACGATCTTCTAATTCAGCTCTTTCAGTATTGTCTTCTACGTGGGGTAACATTGCTCTAATTTCACTAAGCTCATGTTTACGTAAGGCTATAAAGTCTTTCTCTAATACGTAGTCATGTAGCTCATCAAAAGTAGGTCTTACTAGGCATAGTCTCAAAATGTTTTCATGAATGTTTTTTATTTTCAACATAGCCGCAAGCTCTGGAGCTTTAGCAGACCCTTCTGCTGGTAATTCTACTGTAGAAAAATCTCCACATGAGTTTAAAGATACAGTTGACAACATTACTACTGTTACTGGAATAGGCTCTCCACACCAAGGTGCAAAAATAGGCACTTCTGTTCTTGCATCTAAAAGGTCTCTTATTTCATCAATAGCAGTATTATCTTTTGTATCTTTCACTTTAATATCCTTAAGTACAAAGAGGGCCGAAGCCCTCTAATTTTTAACCAAAACTTATTCCTAGACTATTAAATTGTGCAATAGTTAAGTCGTCTTCTGTATAACCAGGAACAGTTACACCACCACTTACAGTACTACGCACACGTAAGTTGAAAGCATACGTTGCCCAAGATTTAACCTCAGCTGACAAATCACCTTCCATACCAGTACAATTATTAAGATTAAGTCTTTTATAACCAATCATCTGACTCTTCTGGCTAGATCCTTTACCGTATCTTGACTCAAAAACTTCACCGGCAAAACCGGGAAGATAAATTTGACTTTCAGTAGGTGGAGTGTATCTGTTATTCACACCAGTAACAGTCTGTGAATTAGAGCCACCCATTACAAGTTCTTTAAGTTCAAACTTTTCATCAGCAAGTGCCAATGTAGGATTAAGACCTTTGAGTAAAGCAGCAGTAACCATAGTAAGAGTTGTTCCGTCGCCTATTTCTACTTCAATCTCTTCAAAATCTTTAATCTCTTTCGGTAGACCTACAGCACCCTGATCGTCGAAACAATCAACCCATTGAGTACCAAAACCAGTAGTAGCTCCTGTGTAAGAACCGAACATAAGAGTTACTATGATAACACCAGTAAGCTCAAGATACGTAGCAGTGTCAGCAGTCTCAATTACCTTAAGTCTACCCGTACTAGAGTCAACAGAAGCTGTAAACACAGCACTAAAATTAGAATCAAGATTAAGCGCTGTTACAAGTTCTGCTACGCTTGCTGCTGTATCATCTACAGCTACACCTGCACCTGTAAGGTCAACAATAATATCAGTGAAGTCACCAGTACCATTAAGCCTATAAGATACTACATCAGTAGCAGCTAAGTCAGTTAGATCAACAGTACCTTCAAAACCTAGCTGATTATCTACAGCTGGATAAGAGCCATCGGGATTTAGTCGTCTCCAACGTGACCCTTCGACAGAAAAAGAAGTCCTGCCATCAAAATCGTAAGACATAATTTCCTCCATTGCATGTTTCCATGCGCATTAAGTTTATCTCTATTAGAGACGTTATCACAAACCTCTACGAGGCGTAAAAAACCTTCTTGCTTTACTAATAGTACCGTCATCGTTTCCCTTAGACAGTGCCCTGTCATCATTAGGCTCACTCAACTTAGTAACATTAGCTGTAGCGAATGTTTGAACATAAGAATCATTTTCTGTATCATACAGAACTTTACGATCTAGTAAAGTTAAAACTTCTTCTTCAATGTACTTATCTACTTCATCTATGTAACCTGCTGGATACCTTACTTCTACTATGAAAGGATTTATAGTGTTATCTTGTGTATAGTAAGTGTTCAGTGGAAAGTCATCATACAGTAATATGCAAGGTAACTCAGGATAAATCTCCATTCCACCACTAAGAATAATATTAGTTACAGAACCAGTAAGAAGTTTAGACTTAATAGCATTTAATCGCATAGTTGTAACCTCCTATTACGGACTTTCATATAACTTTCTAAGATCTCTCATTATCATAGGCTCCATTCTTCTCATTAGTGTAGGAAACGAAGCATACTTCTTACCAAAATCTGACTCCAAAGATGCTGAGTAACTTACATCGTTAGCCAATGTAACCCCAATTTTACCGGGTAACACATAAGCTTTTGCATAGTAGCCTTCTGCTGCTTTCATTGTATGGTTAGTCCAGAACTCGCCTTTAACTTCCTTGCCTTTACTAATCTGAACAGAAGCCATATATCTCATAGACTCTGCTGCGTAGTACTTAAATATTTCGTAAGCTTGACGTTCGTAGTAATCGAAAGTTTTAATTATGTTCTTCTTTACGACAGCTTGATTAACAAACTTAACTACCGTCGTCATAACAACGCACCTGAATTAAAATGTTAGTAGCTAATTCTAGTCCCTGATTTATTGTTAATTTATGAATCTCTTCATCTACTATTATAGTTATTACAGCTTCTTCATTGTCTACTTCTTCTAGTTCATCTTCGTCTTGTATAAGTGGCCTATTAAAAGGATCTTCTTTAGCCATAATATCTCCTAAAAATCAGAAAGATTAGCCGGTGTAATAGTTTCAAGATTACATAGCAAGTAAACAACTTCGCCAAACATCCTTTTAGCTTCTGGTATCTTAGTTCTAAATCTTTCAGAACCTAGCCAAAACTTTAACCCCTTACGTAACCAAGTTGCATCAAACTCTGCTATTAAATAATAGTTATCTAAGTAGTCATAAGGTGTTTCTGCATTAGTAACAATTTTGTCAGGTATATTTCTTCTTGACAAAGTAACTGTTCCAAGTTCTGTATCTACAGCGTCCTGTGTTATATCTTCTACAGAGTAACCTTGAGAGTTAATCTTTCTAGGTCTTATTGAAGCTATAATCACAGTAGGGTTAAGTTGTATTCTTTTTCGCATTGCTGCTCTCACTGTTTGAAGCTCTATTTCGTTAGTCAATTGGCTTACCCGGTATTCCAGCTACAGCAGACTGTGTTATACGAATAGCACATCCAAGATTATTGTTTAATATATCGCATCTATCACTATATATTTTAGCTGTTACAAGAGCTGAACTTTGTGTAGTTAAAGGAGATATAAACTTAAACTTTTCAGCTCCAGTAGTTATTTCTCCAACATCAGAAGCATTAGGAGCTAACGAGCCAGCTATCTCTTCCCATAAAGCAGCAGCAGCACACTCTGGATAAGTGTACTCTGTAATATAGTCTTCTAAAAATGTTTTGTCACTATCCAGCTGATAGTTAGGTTTCATAAAATGTGTTAGTTTTTCTAGTGAAGTCATAACTATCTCCTTTACATAAGCCTTGCACTACAAAGCTTGTGAAAAGGCACAGCCTGTTACAGCTGTGCCACCAGTTAAATAAGAACTACTAGACAGCCCAAGGAAGAGTTACTTTCTGAACAAAATTATTGATGCCTACAGAATTATAGATTCCTTCTGAGAAGTACCAAGCCTGTTCCTTCTGTGAAAGATTCGAGACATTAGGGGTCTCATCAATTTCAGTAACAAGACCAGTTTTCTTAATGATTGTCATGTAACGATTTTTCTTAACTATGTATCCAATACCAGTTGTACAACCAGCATAAGTTATAGTTTCGTTAGGCATGTTAATCACTTCACCATCATAAGCTACAATTCCTGAAAGGCCAGGAATATTAGGATAATTTCTGTTTCGATCACTAGGCAGACCGTTGATAAGCTCAAAGGCTCTTGCGTCCTGTGAAGAACAAAGCAGTACAAGGTCCTGTGCTGTGATAAGTCTTTTAGTAACAGGGTCTTTTCTTGCACACAATGCGTTTATAGCATTATATATAGTATTCCACAAGTACTCCTGTCTGTTATCTCCCTGAGTAGAAGCAGCAGTCCACTTTGTAGTACCTACAGTAGAATATACATCAGCAAGAATTGGAGAGATTGCAAGATCATCCTGTTTTGCAGAATAACCAAGAGCAACGCCATCGTTCAAACGACGTATGTCATTAGAACCATCAAAGAGTCTAGCCAATAGTGTCCATGTAAACATAGCAGCATAGATTTTCATTGCAATAGTGTCATGCTGACCGCCAAGGTTACCACCAGCTCTTACAGCCTGGCCTTCACCGTTGTTCTCTTCAAATACTATTCCGTAAGGAAACAGTTCTGTAGGTCTAACATCTTTAGTAGCATCAGGCATATCAGCAACGTTATAAAGAAACTGTCTTACAGTAGGTCTTGCTTCTTTCTTAAGCGTAAGATCAAAACGAAGAGCGTCCATCAGATTAGTCCAATTATCGTTCAGGGAATTAGCTGTACCAGCAAACTCACCTTTCTTTATCATCTGCATGATAGACTTGTTGCCTTTAAACTGTTTAATATCAAAACCGCTTTTTGCTGATCCTTTAAGAATAAGATCAAGGTCTCTTGAGACAGCCTTTCTACTGTCAATAATACCAAGAGAATTACTATCTAAGATAGATCCAGACTTAGGTGCTTTCCCTCCAAAACCTGTAGCTACAAGTTCGACAGGATCCATAACGTTCATTGCTTTACCAGCTAAGCGATCTGCTTGAAACTGCGCTGCAAGTGATTCACGACTAACAATATTCATGATTACCTCCAAGTAATAGTAAGGATTCCACGTACAGCTGCAGCTGAACCTTTTATATACAAGCCATCAGTACCAACTTTGTTGGCTACTGCACAAGTTGATGCAGACGTTACAGCTTGTGCTGTAGCAGCAGCACACTTAGCAATTTCTGTACCATCTTTCTGTTCAGTAACTATGTAAGCAGAAGATGAAGTAGCTCTACAGATCATTCTCATATCAAGAATCTGAGCACCTATAGGAATCTGAGGCACAAGCTGCTGTGTAGATATTGAAGCTGTGACCTCAACTATAGTCTGTTTAATACCACCAGCTTTCTGATTGTAAGGTCTAAATGTAACAGAAGTTCCATTATTGATCTTAGTACAGACACCTATAGCAACACCATCAGCTACGTAACCAGCTCTTAAGGAACCAGCTACAGAAGATCCACCAGAAACAAAAAATACAATTCCGCCAACTACAAATGTATCTGTAGTTTCAATCTGAGTTGTTGAGATTTCTCTTGTATCTAGTATGTTAATGTAACCATCAGCTGCATCAGCTATACCATCAAAGTCTTTAATTTCACCAAAGTAACCATCAAGATACACAATTTCATTGTGTTCTACAGATCTTCCAAGATTATTACTCACAAGGATTTCTTGTACATGAATAAAGTTCTCTTCAAAATTGTAATTAGGTTTTGCACTTGTCATTGACATAACTTATCCCTCCATTGTAGTAACAGTTTCGTTATCATCACCATTAACTTGAACACCGTCTGCATTAAATGAAGCCCCTACTTTACCAGCCTCATTCCCACGAAGAGTTTTAAAGACTTTAAAAGCAGCCACTCGTTCTACTTCTGCTGTAATTTCTTCAACGGTACCGGCTTTAAGTGTAAATAACTCTGTAGCTGTTTCAATAAGTTCATCACTGACAAACTTCTTAGAAATAGCAGCTTCCTTTAATGACTTAAAAGTAGCTTCCTGTGCATCGCACTGTTTCTTGTAGAAGACATCTACAGGAACTCCCATTGCAGTCTCAACATCTGTTAGGCGTTTAAGTGCGAGCTTATCCGCCTGTGTTAAGATGGTGATACCAAGATTCTTAGCTGCATCAGTCAGACTGAGTGCGCCAGTTTCGAGCTGATTTTTCATGCTTACGAACATCTGTTCTAAAGTCATTTTATCCATCTCGCTTGCTCCTTGAATATTATTTTTAGGCTCTTCATACGAAGAACCATTCTTAAAAGATGTATCTGTAATTTGTGCATAAGATCCAGTCTGATCAAATTCTACAAGAGCATTACTTCTTTGGCCAACTGACTCTACTGCTTTATACAGAGAAGTTTCTTTGTCTTCATCAATTTCTAATTGCATAACAATTAAATCAGCAGAAGAAGTGCTAAGCATATTAGCTTTAATCTCTCTTGCAGTCTTGTGTGCAAGTTCAATATCTTCGTCAGTTCCAACTATTGGAATAGTATTGCGCAAGTGAAGTTCATTACCCTTTACTCTTGCGCCTACTACATATCCCTGACCTACGGCTCTCATCTTGTAATGAGTACCACTGTTCTCATGTCCTCTAATATATAAAGGTGCTGGAACTTCGTTTATACCTTTAGCATAACTCTGTGCCCATTCTTCTGTAAGCTCTATGTTCGTCCAAGGATCAAGCTGTGCTTGAAAGTCTGGCCCAAGTTTTACAGTGTTAATGAACTCATAAACTTCTGTATTACCTACAAGATCTTTATAGGCTTGAGTATTACCTATAGGCACACTCTGTACACCTTCAAGGCTAGTACCTTTAAAAGAAGCCATTACAGTTGAACTACTTAATGTAATTTCAACACCCTTTGCAGCTTGTTCCTTAGTTATCTTTGACTCTGACATCATATTGCTCCTGATAAGCTCTAAGAAGAGCTGTTTTAAACATAATCCATTTCACTTTAGACTGTTTACGCCAAGACTTTTCATACAAGACTCTAAGATCAGTAGGTAGATTCTTTAGTAAAGAAGTAGGAACTTTATACAGCTCCCCTCTTTCAGCAAACTTCTTAAAATCTAATAATAACTGTTCTCTTGTATCAAAGAACTTACTCTGTTTCTTTAGACTCGTCTTTACCATTGACTTTGTTGTCTTTAGATGAATCATCACCTTCACTGTCTTCATCGGTGTTAGAGTCTGTATCCATTTTCGCTTTAACTTCATCAAGTTTAGCTTGTCTTTCATCTTTTTCATCTTGTGTCCTTTTAATTTCTATTTCATGTTCTTTAAAAGTCTCAGCAAGTTGGACTATGTTTAACTCTTTAAGAGTATCATACACTTCTTCATCTGTCAATACACCATCATTCTTAAGCTTGCTCATTGCGTTAGCTACTGAAGAAATAATTTCTGACTGTTCCTTAGTGCTTACAAAATTAGGTTTTTCCCAAACAATCTCTAAGTCATCTGCCTTTACACTGGCTAAATTAACAAAGTTATGAATCATAATAATTAACTTATAAAGTTCTACCCAAGATTCTCCACGTTCTGCTTGCTTAGCAGCTATCTTCTTAATCCAGATTGGCCTGTATTCCTTAACACTTGCTAAAGAAGTACCAAGGTTTGCTCCGAAGTTAATTTCTGGAGTTTCCGATCCCTCTACAATATTAGTAAAGGTAGTTTCAGATAGTGCTTTAAAATCTCCAGAAGTTTTATTCAAGTAAATATAGTCAATAGAATCGTCAGGGCCATTAACAAAGAAGTCTCTATTATCTAAACTCAGTGTCTCTGTACCACCCTGAACCTTAGCCACTGTACCAGCTCCGAAGTTGTTACTCAGCCAAGAAGTCATGTTTTTAGTAACAAGTTTAAGCTTAGGATGACCATCTCTCTTTTGCGCAGCAGCAGCTTCATACGTAAGATCATGATACAGCTGGAGTTGAGGTTCAATAGCTTCAAGTTCACTATGCCCTATAAGTTCATTACCTAATCTGTCATTAGTGAACAGTACCACTGGTAACATGTTAAACGGATTAGCAACAGTTTTAGAAGAATTTAGTGCACTACCAACAACAGTTGTCTTATGCACATCGGCTGTAATTATATGTGTTATTGTAGCTGATTCACTGTTACTGTTTACAGAAGAATAAGTAATATTCTCTTCAAATCTGTAGCCTGTTACTTCTTTAGACAAAGGATCTATAAATGTAGCTTTTAAAGCTGTTATAGGTATAAGCTCTATAACAATTTCCTGCTTCTTAATATCCCATTTAGGCCAGACAGCAACGTTACCATCTATTTCTAGCACTTTATGCACTCTTCTGTACTCAAACTTAATCTCTTCAAGTATCTTAAGAGCTTTTTTATTTCCAAAGATCTTAGGCTCACCAATAAAATTAACATTGTTATTTATTATAGGTCTTACAAGCTGTCCAGATAAAGCATACTTATTATTTGTATTCCTATAAATTTCTCTACAGAGTTTAACATTTAGCTTGTTATCTCCTCTAAGATCAGAAGACCCGGAACTACCATTTCTTATGTTAAGTTCTATTCTACGTGTTCCTAAAGAATTAAAGCTAAAGAAAGAACCTAGTAAATTCTTTAACGTAGAAGTTAATGACGACATTCTCTAGCCTCCTAGTAAGTTTTAATATTTTGCATTAAGCTACTCAAATCTTGATAAGCATAAGGTTCATAGAAACAAAGAACTAAGCCATCAGCTCTATCCGGTGACTTGTGCACAGCATGTGTATGTTCTGCAAAGTCTGGCTTAGACTCTATCTTCATAGTTTCGTAACCACGCTTTCCATTTATATACATATACATTCTAGTGTACAACTGTACAGCAAGCTCTTCATCTTTAGGTATGTCAATAACATTGAGCTTATCTCTAAGCTGAAAGTACATTTCAGTAGCTGTATCCTCATAGTGTTCCTTGTCTTCTGGAGTTCCACCAAAGTTGATCCTGTTTACTGAATAACCTTCAACTTCTAACAAGTCTGCTACAGCAGCGCCTACGTGCCCATTGTCAATGTTTATGATACCATTCTTATTTACAAAAGTTTTAATATCCTGTACTGTTTCAGGTATTCGTTGTTTCTTAGTTATATAAGTTGCTATAACTTTGTTGTTTATTCTCTTATACATAGTGATTTCATCACCGCCCATGTGCGCAACATCAATTCCTGTTACTTCTATACCAGGAGGATTGATTTCAATCCGTCTGCTCATAGCATTTTCTACAAGTTTTGCTGGACATACAAACGTAACATTCTCATCAGCTAACTGTCCTTCCCAAATATGCTTAGCCATTTCAGGATCTCTAGCGTAGTCTGCTTCCTTCTCTTGTCTAAGAGTTTCTGGGAACCAAGGGTTATCCGGCCAGTTGACCATAACAAACTTAGCATTGGGATCTTTGTTCCTGATGTAGTCAATGTACACAGGATCACTAGAGTATCTAGGGTTAAAGTCCCACCATATAACAGACCCAGGCTTACGTATAGTAGGTCTGAGTATGTTAATTGACGTACGACTAATGCTCTGTGACTCAGCAACCCAACAAATATCAGCACCTTCAAGTGACTTAATACTATCAGCATTATGGTCATGTAGTCCGTAGAACACAAACTTTGTTCCGTTTAAGCCTACTATATCATTCTTACGAATAGTATAAAAGTACTGCCAGTTAAAGTGTTTAATAGTATCTTCAAGAAGTTTCTTGACAGAGTGCTCAATAGATTTCTGTACTTCACGTACACAGACTATGAACTTCTCTTCTGACATCCCTTCAACTAGCAGCATACGTGCTATACTCCAAGATTTACCAGATCCACGACCACCGTAAGCTCCCCTATGCCGTTTGTCGCAGTTCTCTACCAGCTCATCTTGAATCTTGTCCAGTATTTCTACTTCCTGTGTCACGATGCTACCTTCTTACCTTTAAGAATTATAACATCAGGCACTATAGTATTCTTATTATCATTACCGCTTTCAAAATGTTCCTTGTCAAAGTGTTTTGCTAAGTCTAATGCAGCAGTCCTAGCCAACCTAGGATCAGGGCCACGTAACGCAGTAAGCATTACACCCATTATATCTGCTTTAACATCTGCATCTGCAAAAGCTACACGCTGTTTAAATCTCTCATCTTTACGAATCAGTGCCTCTTGCTCTGGCAACGCTCCAGCCTGTAAGAAGGCAACATCAAGAGACAACGAAGCATTGTATTTAATCAACACTCTTTCTTTTAGCTGATCAATATCATCAGTGTAGTAGTCTTCCATTCAGTCCTCCTCTTACAATTATTTCAGGCACTCGCATAAATCCATATATACTTATTATAGCATACAACATATCAAAATACAAGTATTATCACGTGAAATTACTATATACGCCTTGATTTCAGGCTGAATAACTCTTCAAAGCTCTTCATTGACTGACAAACAATGTTTTCAGAAGATACACTTACATCAAATATGCCTATAATGTTGTCTAGTCAATGAATATTGAAACCTGTTTTATGTCAATTCAGGTTTATGAACAGAAAATGCGCTTACTTAGGTAAAATAATGATAACATGATGTAATAATACTATTAAATCTTTATTTTGCTACAGAATAAATGATTATTTCAATTAAATAACGTAGCAAATGTTACTGTTTATTTGTTACTGTAAGTAGAGAGCTGGATACATTTTATGTGTTATGAGATATGGGATATGGGATATGGGATATGGGATATGGGATATGGGATATGGGATACATTTTATGTGTTATGTGCTATGTGTTGCTGGAAATAGAGAGCTGTCTGTAGTAGAAATGTTACATGACCGAATAATACTTGAAATTTGTCCTGTGTCATAGTGTATATAGGCTGGGCACAGGCCCCCCTTCTTTAGTTTGTTGACCCTTTGTTCCTTAGTCCCGACTTATTTTGTTGCTGCTTCCTTCTTTACGTAACACTGCCTATGTTTAATAGGTTACACTATCTTAAGTTAATGTACGTTAATAATTTACACTGTATTCTTTGTTAGTCTATACTTACTATGTTATACTATGTTAACTCTGTTAGTCTATACTTACTATGTTATACTGTACTAACTCTGTTAGTCTATGCTTACTGTGTTCTGTGTCCCGTGTTCTGTTACACTGTACTTATTATATTAGTTTATATTATATATGTTCTATGCTTCATGTTCTGTTACATTACACTAACTTCATTACTGCATGCTCCCTATATTAGGCTTTACTTAGTTTATTAGCTATAGGGCACACTTCCAACGGTTAAAAATTATAGGTTTTTGTCACGTGTACAGTTTCACGTGAAACATAGTTAATATCTATTAACTATTATTAGTTGTAACGTATTAAAGTTAATAGATGTTTATTATTTTGTTTACTGCTCTTAGGTCTAACTCATTAAAGTTAATAGGTATTAAAATAAACTACTCTTAATTTTTAATTAGTTTCTTAAAATTAGTCTCTTAGTACTTGTAAATAGTTTCGCTTTTTATTATACTTTAGATAGAGGTTAACAAAATGAATGAGATCAAATACGGTGTTTTTTCTGTTAAAGGAATTCTATTGGTAGTTGCGGACTCAATGTTCGCTGCAGAATTGCTGAGTCATAAGATCGCCAAAACTACCATGTTTGCTGACCTGTCAGTTCGACAGATCAGCTGTTAACGTCGACGTAGTCGACGTTAACAGCTGGTATAATTAACCATGATCATTGAAAAATAATAGTGTAGGGCTTTACTGATTGTAAAGTAATGACATTTATTTTATAGATGTTATTACTTTACAATTAGGGGTTTACGGTTAATTGTATGATTGACCGATTAAAATAGTAGTGGTCAATATTGACCACTACAAAGGACTAAGAAAATGAATGATGATTTATATTCAATAGGCAAGTACTATGAAATGAATAACGAATGTCACGTGACATTCGTCAGAAAAGCTAAGTACAAGTCACTAGCAAAGCACTTTGACATTGTACAAAAATCATTTCAAATTGATAGAAATATCAATTTGAAATGTCAAGTTATTGAGATCTTAGATGATCTCAATAGCATCAGAGTTTTCTCTGATGAAGTTATGATCATCAAAAACTTTACGATTTTTTCAGACGGTAGAATCGTCAATTCTACTGGTAATTCACAAAAGTTACCAGTAGAAATAGGAAAAGTCTTGAGTGTTTACGACGGCTGTCCGCAGTATGCGGGCTACTGTAAGGTAGTACCTTACAGTTTGTATGAAATTTCCAAGGAGAGACTATATGACTAAGAAAATGACATATTCTGACAAAGTAGACTTATATCGTAAAGATGACATATTCTGACAAAGTAGACTTATATCGTAAAGTGCAAAGATATTCTTTGCCCCTGATAACTGAGTTTACCGACGACTTGCAAATTCATGATTTAATTAAAATTATGGAGTTTAAGGTTCAAACTTCGTTTATTCATATCACAAGGCCATCGGGAACACGATTAACAATCTTACATCCTGAAAACGAAATGAATGACTTTATGGAGCTCAAAGAAGATGATTTCTACCAGCGCCTAGAAAACATCAAGGCTAAAGTAATACATGACGCACGAAATTATCCCGATGCACTTGTTATGTACTGGAATGGTACCG